CTGCAGGCTCGTCCAGCTGAACGCCCGGGAGGGGCCGCGCACCTTCGACTGCGCCTTGACCAACATCACGCAGGCCGACAAGGATGTGCTCGAGGCATTCTGGGACACGACGCGCGGCACCTCCCGGGCGTTCAGCTGGACGAGCCTGCAGGACGGCAAGACCTACAACGTGCGGTTCAAGACGTCGCCGACATACACCTACGCGGGCATCAAGCAGACGCACTTCTGGGATTGCACCATTCAGCTGGAAACGGTATGATCGAGTAAGTCACTGCTGACTTACTAATGAGCAAATCCCTCTCCGTCGCCACGATCCTCGAGAAGAACCGCATCGAGTCGGGCGTGCCGTTCCTGCCGCTGCTGGACATCGAGGTGATCGATCCGGCGACGGGCGGCGTGGTGGAGGTGCTGCACCTGGTGCGCAACAACGAGCCGGTGACCTTCAACGGCGTCGAGTACGTGCCGACGGCCTTCGACATCAGCCTCAAGGAAGAGGTGAACGCGCAGACTTCGCTGGATCTCTCGATCAACGACTACAGCCAGGCCCTGCAGGTCTACATGCAGGCCTACGGCGGTGGCGTCGGCTTCAACGTCACCTTCAGCATCGTCGACAGCAGCGCGCTGGACCTGCCCGCCGAGATCGTCGAGTACTTCGAGGTCATGACAGCCTCTGCCAGCGAGTACATGGCCACCTGGTCGCTCGGGGCGAACAACAATCTCTTCCTGCAGTTCCCGCGTCGTCGCCAGATGCGCGACTTCTGCCAATGGCGCTTCAAGGACCCTGACACCTGCGCCTACGCCGGCTCGGCCACCAGCTGCGATCTGACGCTGCAGGGTCCGAACGGCTGCGCCGCCAAGGGCAACCGGGCCGACGGTCAGCCCCAGACCATTCGCTTCGGCGGCTACCCAGGCATCAACAGCAACGGCATTCGCTATGCGTGAGGTGGCCGGTGAGCTGTATGCCGACCTGATCGGCAAGCCCTTCCTTTGGCGCGGCCGCGGGCAGGGCGGGTTCGACTGCTTCGGCCTCGTGCTCGAGCTGTTTCGGCGCGCCGGCAACGACATGCCCGACTGGGACACACCGCCCGCGATCGAGGCGGTGTCGGGCCTGGTGGCCGCTGAGTTCTCGCAAGGCCGCTGGGTTCGGTGCGAGTCGCAGCCCGGCGCGATGGTGCTTTTCAACATGCCGGTGAAGCTGGGCGACAAGAAGGTGCTGGCCACCACGCACTGCGGCTTCATGGTCTCGCAGACCGACTTCATCCACGCCTGGGAGAAAACCGGCGGCGTCACCGTCGAGCGCATGCCCGACTGGGTCCGTCGCATCGAAGGCTTCTACACGTTCAGGGGGTCGAAATGACCATCGATAAAAACAAGATCCAGCTCATCGAAGTCAAGAACCCCTTCGAGCCCTACGCGCGCCGCTTCGACACCCTCGACTATGTGCCGGGGAAGTCGATCGCGGACCTGTTCCCGTCCATGGTCATGCGCCATGACTTCGTGTTCAGCGTCAACGGCAAGATCGTGGAGGAGGCCGACAAGGCTCTGACCTACCCGCAGGCCGGCGACACGGTCGTCATGTGCCCGGTCGTCTCCGGTGGGGGCGACAGCGGCGGCGGCAAGGGCATTCTGCGTATCGTCGCCACCATCGCTCTGGCCTTCTTCACCGGCGGCGTCGGTGGCTTCGCAGCAGGCCTTTCAGGCGCAGCAGTCGGCACGGCCGCCTATGGCCTGGCCTACGCCGGCATCATGATCGCCGGCAGCATGGTGATCAACGCCCTGCTGCCGCCGCCGAAGGCGAAAGCCGCCGCGCAAGGCCCGACCGCCGACGAAAGCCCGAGCTACGGGATCGACGGGCCGAAGAATGTGTCGGCCGAGGGCATCGTCGTGCCTGTCATCTACGGCAAGCACCGCTTCGGCGGCAACCTGATCAACGCGTACGTCATCAACGACGGCAACACGCAGTTCCTGCACCTGCTCTACAACTGCGGGGAAGGTCCGATCGGCAGCATCGGGGATCTTCGGATCAACGACCTCCCGCTCACGAGCTACACCGACGTGGCGATCGAAACTCGCCTGGGCGCGCCCGAAGACACGGCCGTGCCGTGGTTCGAGAGCCAGATCGTTCCTCGCTCGGTGGGGCAGGAGCTCAAGACCACCTTCTTCTCTCGCGCGACCGAGGGCAAGGTAGACCGCCTGCGCATCGACCTCACATGCCCGGCAGGCATGTACGGCGCGTTCGACACGCGGCCGGACAACTACGCCCTCTATCTGCCGCTGCATGTCGAGCTTCGGCCGATCGGTACGACCGATTGGCTGCCCTTCTCGAGCGAAGCGATCGTCCTGACGGGCAACCAGAAGACGGCGATGCGCAAGTCGTTCTACAGCGACGTCCTGCCCGAGGCGCGCTACGAGGTCCGCATCCGCCGGGACTACGATTCGGCCGATGCCCCCAAGGGCTTCACCTGGGTGGACAACACTGTGTGGACCGACCTCAACGAGATCGTGTTCGACAAGGTCAGCTATCTGCATACCGCGCTGCTCGCGGTGCGCGTGCGCCTGACCGACCAGCTGTCGGGCATCCCGACCATCACCCACATGAACGGCGGCAAGGTGATCCGCTGCTGGGACGCGACTACTGGCCAGTGGGTCATGAAGGCGAGTTCCAACCCCGCATGGATCGCTCTCGATGCCCTGACGAACAAGCGCTACGGCGGCGGGCAGCCGCTGTCGCGCTTCGACCTGGAGCGCTGGAAGGAGTGGGCAGCGCACTGCGATGCCAACGGCCTCGAGTTCAATGGCGTCATCGACACCCAGGGCAACGTCTGGGATGCGACGCAGGCGGTGTTTCGATGCGGCCACGCCGGACGCACAAACGTGGGCACGCGTTACAGCGTGGCCATCGAGCGTCCCGAGACCCCGCGGATGATGTTCTCCGTGGCGAACATGATCTCCGGCACGTTCAAGCAGAACTGGCTCAGCTCTGCCGACCGCGCCAACGAGCTCGAGATCACCTACATCGACAAGAACGACGACTATCGGCAGCACCAGATGCGCGTGGTCGACAGCAAGGTCGTCACCCGAAATCCGAAGTCCTCGCAGATCACCTTCACGGGCGTGACCTCTTTCGAGGAGGCCTGGCGCGATGCCATGATCCTGCTGAACCAGAACCGCCTGCTGCTGCAGACGGTCGAGTTCAGCGCGCCCCTCGAGGCGATCGCCTGCGCAGTGGGCGACGTGGTGCTGGTGCAGCACGACATGCCGAAGTGGTCGCTCGCCGGCCGCACGGAGGCGGGCTCAACCCTTGGCCTCGTGAAGCTGGACCGACCGGTGCAGATGAGCCCGAACGAGGTGTACTCGCTGCTGACGCACATGGGCGCCGTGAAGCGCCACACCGGCAACGTGACCGTGAAGCAAGGCACGGCCATCTTCGTTGCAGGCTACACCGGCACGCCGGTCAAGCGCTGCATCGTGGCGGGCAAGGATTTCGAGGTGTCTCAGATCCTGCAACAGGGCAACACCTGGGGCGTCGTGCTTTCCAACGTGGACGCGATCGCGACAGGCATGTCCGTCGAGCTCTGGGACACGGATGTCATCGAAACCCGCCTGGTGGTGAACCCGGCCACCGCCGCAGACCAGGATTTCACCGAGCTGACGCTGGCTTCGCCGCTGCCGTCGGTGCCCGAGGCTTACACCCAATGGATGTTCGGCAAGAACACCCGCACGGGCAAGCCGTTCCGCATCCGTCAGATCCGCGGCACCCATGACTACCAGCGCGACATCGTGGCGCTCGAGTACAACCCGGACGTCTACAGCGGTGTCGCCGCGCCGCCGGCGCCGAACTACAGCGACCTCGAGCGTTACGTCAAGCACGCCGTCATCGACGGGGCCTCGGAGGAGGTCTTCTACGTCGGCAACAACACGCGCTCGCGCGTGAAGCTGCTCTTCCACGGTGCCGACGAGACCTACTTCAGCTCGAACGTCTACCTGAGCCGCAACGGCGCCGCCGAGGAGAAGGTCGGGGACGACTATGGCCAGGTGACCGTCGAGGCCGACCTGGGCGATGACCTGGTCTTCCGTGTGGTCGCACGCGACAGCTTCATGCGCAGTGCCCCGCGCTCGACCGCCCCGACCCTTGCACACCACTGCGAGGGGCGCACGCTTGCTCCGAACGACGCCACGGGCTTGGCCGCGTCTACGGAGGCGACGGGCTGGCTGGCGACCTGGGACGCGTCGATCGACCCGGACGTGACCGCCAGCGAGTTGCGCATCGGCCCGAACTGGGAGACCGGCCGCGTGCTCTTCCGCGGCGCCGCCACCAGCTGCCGCTTCGCCTTCCAGGCCGCCGGCACGCACACCCTGCGCCTGCGCCACTGCATCGGCCAGACGGACGGCCTGTACTCGACCTCGGACTGCGTCAAGACCATCACCATCGCGCCGCCGCTGCAGCCGATTGTGAGCGGCGAGGTCGAAGGGCGCAGCGTGGGCATGACCTGGCAGGACTGCCTGGCCACTCAGCCGCTCTTCGGCTACAAGATCCAGGTCGGCCCGAACGCCAGCGAGTTGGTCGACATCGGCAGCTCGTCGACGCCGGCCTTCAGCCGCATCGAGGCCACGGCCGGCAAGCGCCGCTACTGGATCACCGCCATCGACGTGGCCGGCAACCTCAGCGCTCCGGGCCAGATCGAGCTCGAATCGCTGCCGTCGATCGACGAGGCACTTGGCGAGCTCAAGGACGGTCTGGACGATGTCATCGCCGACCTCGGCCAGACCAATCAGAACGTCACAAAGGAGATCCAGGACCGGATCAACGCTGACGCTGCCGAGG